TGCAGGTTGCCTACGCAACGCTATCTGCAAAGGCATTACATTAAAATTAACGGCAATTGTATTAAAATACTTTGACATTAAAACCCTTGTCCGTAAATGACGTTCATTTCAATTGACATACTATTGATATGTTAGGTAGCTAGTCATAAATTTCCTTGTGAAACCCAAGTTCCAGGCGAACCACCAACTGTACACACCCAAGACTTAGGCTGACCCGAAGCTGGTGCTGTATTAAAGGCTATATCGCCAGCTATCCATGTTCCTGTAGTTGGAACAGCACTTTGATAAAAAGTTACGTTTGATTGAATTTGATACGCATAAATACCCGAATCTAAATACGCCATAGCTTCGTAATAGGTTGTAAAACCTATTGCTTGAATTGCTGAAAAACGATACGTAACAGAGCTTGCATTGGTAGTGTTTACAATTCTTAACCTTAAGTTATCTACGCCAGTTACAGATGGATAATACGTATTCGCTAAAGAACACCATTCATCATGCGTTTGATTAGCGTAATCTTGCATATTTCGCATAAAAAATATAGATGAAAGTCCAATATATACTTCATCTGCTTTTGAAACACCTATTTGTTTAATATCCGCCGTAATTACGTAATATTTGCTTACGTCAATAGGATTACCAGAAGTAATAAACAAATTTACGCTTGCGCCTGGGGCTACAGTAAATTCTTGACAAACAGGAAAAATAACGCCATCTCTAACTGTTTGTGAAGTTCCAACAGGATTGCTATTTAATGGATAAATAACATTGTTATACCCGCCATAATGAGGCCCTATAGCTGTTCTTGGTTTTGTTTGAACAGCTTTTGTTGCGTTATAAGTTGTAAAAAATGAAGATACATATTTATCAGAAGCTGTCGCGCTTCCTGTATCGTTGTTTATGTTCTCAAAATAAGCAAAACTTTTGCCGTCAACATAATTAATTTGAGCAGGGCCACAATCTTGCATATACAAATTGGATTGTGTTAAGGATGCGTTTATTAAGCAACAGTTTTTAGCAAAAATTCTACGCATACCATAAAACGTAGAATAGTAGCCCGCAACTAAACCACAGGCTTCCATATATACGTTTTCTAATGATAATCCTTGTGTATAAGAACCTGTTGTTCCTGAAGCTGTTGTAACCGCAAACTGAATAGCGTACCCATTCATTTGTTCATATATACAGTCACGAATAACAATAGTTGCGCCAAAATATTCGTAATTAAAGTAAAAACTAGCCGTTTCAGCTTCTGAAAAATGACATTTATAAAGAGTATCGTTTCCAGGCTGCATTGCTACGGGTATAACTTGTAAAACTTGATCAATTCGGTAATGGTAATTACAATTATTAAACCCGCAGTACTCAATTACATTACCAATATTGCCGTAAGGTTTCCAAATTGCGGTGCCTAAATTAGCAAAATTACAGTTGCTAATACGGCAAGTGCCAGCGTATTCGTCTCCTGATTCATACGGATTATGCCCAAATATAATACCTACGCCAATATTATTAGCTGGGTTATGAGAAGGATCTCCACCAAAAGCAAGATTTTTTATATCCCATATATGCCATTGATAATTAGTTTGCCCCATAGTAATAACGGCGCCAGTACCTACAGGTATTAAATAAGTATTTTCGCCGCTTTCGCCAATAAGATTGGGCGGGCCTTTAGGACACAAACCAAGACTTACTACGACAGAACATTTATACGTACCTGCGGGGAAATATACGCTTGTAGCGCCGCTACTAATAGCCGCTTGTACAGCAACAGAACAATCAGTTGCCCCAGAATTATCCGCGCCAAAATCGAGAACACTTACTTGCTCTTGTAGTTTTTGATGAACCGTTCTACCTACAGAGCCAGTTAAAAGACCCGATGAATTAGATTGTCTAAAACCAACTAAAGCGTCGCCTTTTGATACATCAGAAGTATTAGCTAAATCAGCTTTAAAAGCAACTAACGCCGCTTCATCATTTATGCCTGGGATATTATCATAAGTCCGTATTAAAACATTATTGCTGTTATTTACAACAAATTTATAGTTAACTCCTGAAGTTAGCCAAACTTCACTTGGTGGACGCCCTGCCGAATCTAATACTATCGGGTTAGCATTTGATGTTGCGCCACTAGAAGATGTATACGTTGCGGTTGGCGTTGTAGTTCCAGCGGCATACGTATTTATAAGACCGCCAGCTAAAGGAACGCCGCTGTCATCAAAAAATTGCCATCCAGCGCCCGCGAAATAAGATAAATTTACAGTCACGATAAAACTCCTAATTTGTTAGATGCCGTCATTTTAAGATTGAGGTTGACTTTTATATGTTGGTAAAGTATAGCTTGATTCATAATCGTTGTCTATTCGCCATAAATATTAATTTTATGTGTAAACATATTTGTTACACGTTTTCGTTAATTGCATCTAGTTGTTCTTGCGTAGGTTGTGGGTTTAAATTAGTCCATAAATTTATATAATCACCTTTACCATCTGCATCATTTTGTATCAAAATTGTACCTGTAAGAGGTTTAAAATCTTCAGCTTTAATTGATGGATATATTTGAAGGATTTTTTCGTATAAAGTCATTACGCGCCTCTAATTAAACAACCACTAAAAAATGTATACGCTTTATTGTTAGTAGTCGATAAACTTCCCGCAAGAGTATAGTCAACAATATAGGCGTACACTTCTGCGTAATCTGTACTACCATTAAAATAAACAATATTTGAAACATCAGTAGATATAGAAAAAGAACTATTAGCAAGTGTAGTGCTTTGTTCACAATTTGCAACTGCAAAAGCAGCGCCGTTTTGAGTAATACTTACGGTATAACCATAAATTCTACCTGTTGTTCCGTTAAATGTTACGTGGGCATTTAATTGATAATACCCCGCAACTGTTGGCGTAAAACGATAATTTGTAGTTGCGTCAAAATTGCTGTTTACATTATATACAGTTGAGTTAAAGGCTATTTTTGTTTGTGAAGCACTATTAATCGTTTGACTACTAGAACTATAGGCCCAAAAAGCTGGAATAGTAGATACGCCCGTTCCACCATTAGTAATTGGCAATACACCTGAAACTTGGCTAGTAAGACTTACGCCTGATAACGTGCCACCTAATGTTAAATTGCCAGAACTAGTTACGGTGCCAGTAAGAGTAATACCATTTACTGTTCCAGTACCGCCAACAGATGTTACGGTTCCTGAACCTTTGTTGTTAAAAGTAGACCAATCAGTTGACGTTAAGTAACCGTTAGCAGATGCGGACGCGGCAGCCATACTGATTGCAGGTGTTGTTCCACCAGATGATACAACGGGAGCTGTACCAGTAACAGACGTTACAGTACCTGAACCTTTATTATTAAATGTATTCCAATCAGTAGAAGATAAATAGCCATTTGTAGTCGTAGTTGCTTGTGAAATAATTAAATGACTACCTGATGTTCCTGAACCTGATAATGGTGCGTCGGCAGTCACCGCCGTTAAATAAGACCCCGCAGGTTGTTTACTGTTAAAAGTATTCCAATCCGTAGAGGTTAAATACCCATCAACGCTACCTGTAGCAGCTGCCATGCTAATTGCAGGCGTAGATCCCCCAGATGATACAACGGGAGCTGTACCTGTTACGCTTGTAACTGTACCGCCTGATCCTGTAGCTGATAATGTACCGCCTACAAAAGACACGCCTGTGCCTATAGCTACATTACTAAACCCCCCTGCGCCGTTGCCATATAAAATAGACGTGCCACTTGTAGCTGGCGCGTAATCAGTACCGCTTGTTGCTGCGCTAATTGTTGTACCATTACCTTTAAGAATACCTGTAACAGTTGTACTTAACGTAATTGCTGGTGTAGTAGTGCTATTAGCAACCGTCCCCGCAAAACCGTTAGCAGACACTACAGATACACTAGTAACCGTACCACCTGTACCATTAATAGTTATACTGCCTGTGCCATTACTAATAGTTATACCTGTGCCAGCCGTCAAAGTTGCTTTAGTTAGCGTATTACCTGTAGTATTACCAATTAATAATTGACCATTTGTATAAGTTGTTTGGCCTGTACCGCCATTATCAACATCTAACGTACCCGCAAGCGTTACAGCCCCCGTAGTAGCCGTAGAAGGCGTTAAGCCTGTAGAACCTCCGTTAAACGATAATACGCCTGTATTGGCAATTGTTACGGCGCCTGTTGATCCCGATACAGCAATACCCACGCCTGCCGCGTTAGATAAAACACCTGTATTGGCAATACCAATAAGCCCTGCACCGTTAGTAACGCCGATGCCTGATCCCGCCGTTAAAGTATTTAAAACATATCTTTTACCTAGTGTATCGCCAATTAATAATTGACCATCTTTAGGGTAGCTACTTAATCCTGTACCGCCATTTGGTATTTGAACAATACCTAAATTAGCCCCTACAATTGTATAAATATTATTAAAGAATCTAAACCATTCACGTGACATTAAACCTGTGCGTGGATCAATTAATTCAACCCTAGGCGCAGGAATCTGCGTAATGTTAATCGGATCAGGCATTAGTTGGTGACAGCACTATTTCAGCATTTGTAATAGCAATTTTTACGGGATCGGTACCTGACACTTCATAAACACGATCTCGTAATTTTTGTGTCATACCAAGCCGACGCCAAAAAGTACGGAAACCATAGTCACCAATTTTACCCATTGATGCCCAATGCTCATTTGACCATGTATGACCGCCATCATCTGACCAACGCAACATAGCTTGAGGATTATAACCAGGCGCTGCTGGATAACCCGTAGTTTCTAAAATATAACCATTAATGTCATTGAGGCTTGTATTAATACCTATAAGTTCAAATCCATCATTGGATTCAGTAGTTAACTCTAACCCCGCTTGAGTAGCTAAAATAGCTTGTGCGTACTCCGCAATAATTTCTTTACCATTTTCTGTTGCTAAATCTTCAGGTTCATACGCAGGGTATAAATTTAACCCCACGCCTGTTTCAGCGTTAAGTTGTAAAGAATGTTGTGCGGTACGTTTAAAATTATTTTGTCCTGGCATTAACGCTCGCCATGATCGTAACCATTTTTGAATTTGGCCATTATCTGCGTAAGTATTTAAATCAAGTTGATAAATATTACCGTTTTCATAATCGCCAACAATAATTGTACCGCCAAAGTTACATTGATTATTACTACGATGTCTTGTAAAATCTCCGTCAATAAAGCCCGCCCGTTCATGCCACGCTTGTGTAGCGACGTCATAAACCCAAGTAGCGTTGCCCGTAGGAAAATTAATAACATAAAATGCGTGACCGTCTTGTTGGTAAGTATATGCAACTGCGTCAGATATGTTGCCATATTGTTGAATTTGCCATTCAATTGCATGAGTAGAAATTCGAACGCCTGTATAACCATTAGCACGGTAAACAATACCTTGACCACGGGCGTCTGTACCTAGCCAAAATAAACCATTGTCTAATTTGGCAACTGAAAATGGTGCAACGCAACCAATTTCATTAAAAGCGCCTTGAATACGCGTAAGAGGAAAATCGGTTGCGCCTGAGTCATACCAAACTTCTACAGAATCAGTACCAAATACCCATAATTCGCGGTGATCAGATATAAGAGCAACTACCCCATCTGGAGAACCTTCAGCGCTAGCAAAATCTAATGGATCAACAGATGTGCCATCTAATAACGCTGTAACCCATATTTTTTGGCTATTTGGCTCGTTATATACAAAATAGCCATCTAAATACGATACAGTTACAGCGCCTGCAAAATCAGGATCAATAATTTGTGCAAATACATTTGTTGATTCGTTGTAAATATACCCATCAGGATTGCACGCTAAAAATATCTGTGTACCATTGTCAGCAATAGATACTGGGCCTGTACCTGATAAAGTACCTAAAAGTATTGGTGTTGCTGTAGTGCTTGTTAATTTATAAAACTGTTGCCCTGACACTACATAAAAGTCTGACCCATTTGTTTGATGCGCCCATAATGCTCGAATAGGGCCAGTACCTACAGTCTGTAAAAACTTTAGCCCTGGCGCGCGTTGTAAAAAACCTGTTTCTTCTCCTTCAGTTACAACTTCTGGAAAAAGATTAACCATACGGGCGTTCGCCGCATTAATACTTCGTGTTACATACGATTGGCCTAAAATCGGGGTTTTCATTAATTATGCAGTTACAGCTTTAATTATTGCAAAGTTAATTACAGGCGTTTCTGTAGTTGAACCACCTGTAGTCCTAAAAGTAATATTAAAACTTCCTGCAGCAACAGCGGTTACCATTAAGTCATATAAATCAGTACCTGACCTTTGATTAAGGATAATTACGTCAGATGCTGCAACGGTGCTATTTGTTACTGTAAAAGTTGCGGCTGTGGCTGAGCCTGCGGCGCTAAATAAAGTAATTGAACCAGTTATTTTATTAATTGTTACGCCTGTAGTTCTACTAGTTCCTTGAACAACAGTACCACCAGCACCTGTTGCATAACCTACGCCTGTTGTACCAGTTGAAACAATCGTACCAGCCGCAGTTAAATTAGTTAGCGTTGGGCTACCTGTGCAATTAGATATATTGCCCGATGTTGGCGTACCTAATATTGGCGTAACCAATACCATGCTAGTGCTAGTACACGCAGAAATATTGCCTGACGCCACCGTACCAAGTGCAGGAGTTACAAACGTAGGGCTAGTAAACAAAGTTGTAACAGATAGTTGTTTAGTCGTGTTAGTTGCAGCTTGCACAATTGGCAACACATCAGCGCCAGTTTGGGAAGTTGCGACGGGTAAAGCTGAAATAGCAATCGTAGCCATAATTTATCCTTAATAATTTCCTGCGAATATATTGTAGCGCTGGCGTGTGCCAACAATACTGTACGGTAATGACATAATGTCATCTGGGTTATTAATACGTTTTAGATTGCGTTTAGACGTCATTGCAATCCGTGATACCTGTGGACTCGGCTCAACACCAAATTCGGCAGCAAACTCGCAAGCCAAATTATATTTAAAAGCTCTTAAATAGCCTGGTGGGAATAATATACTAGTCGCAAGTGTAGCGGGCTGTGTTAATTCATCAACCGAAATAAAATGCCATTGCAATACTTTAGTAGGTTTAGGATAAACATACATCTCAATATTAGGGTATGACATATTAATCCATATCACTTGCGGGTATGTGCTAGTGACTGTTTTAACGGCAATACCATCATATTGTTGTTGGTTAATCATTTTAATACCAAACGATATGCCGTTGGCAGGGTCAAGAAAGTATGTAGAATCGTCCAATAGAACAGGTCGATTACCTACAAAATCACCTGTAGGCCCTAGCGTTCTACTAAGTACATTAGGTGGCCAATTGAATACTTGGTCTTGCGTAGAAAATATTGATAAACGCTCGGTATTCCACGAATCAATCATTTGATTTAAAGCTGTTAAAGCGTCTTGCGATGTGGCGGCAGACGGCGTTTCACCTTCAGCCAATACCCCTAATAAACGTAGCGCTCCATTAATTTGATCGTTGGCGGTATAAATTGCCATAACTTACCCTTTACTCGATAGTTTTACGACGTCTTTTTACTTCCAACGTATTTACAGGAGCCGCAATCATTTCTTCTTCGGATGGCGTATCGTTAGTATAACGCACCCAGCCATTTTGTTCATCAAATTCTGCTTCTTGTTCCAT